GGAATATGTACACAGACACTAACAAGGGGGTGGGGGCAAAACTAAACATCGTCAGATGACTAGTGGAGTTACACACACAACAGAAGTTAAAAAAAGCATTCGGTCGCAAGAACAGAATATTTTTAAACTTCCAAAGGTACGTTAAACTATGGCTAAGCAAAAATTTACACATTTCATCCCAAGGGAAAAACCTAAGAAAAGGAAAGGTGTGCATACCAAAAGCCAAAACAAATCTTCTGTCAGGCAAAAAAAACAAACTAGGTATAAAGGACAAGGCAGATAGATTGAAAAAATATTTTAGGCAACTACAGGTATTATCGCTTTACTATAGAGAAGGACTTGTAGGACTCTGGATAGGATTTTTATTAGGACTTCTAGTAAGTGCGTTTTTTTAAATAGTATTTATTGCTAAACACTTTCTCATGGGATTTTCCAAAGAACATAAATCACCTACTGGTGGATTAACCGAAGCTGGTCGAAAGTATTTTAACAACAAAGATGGTGGTAATTTAAAACCACCTGTTAAATCTGGTGTTAATGCAAGACGTGTTCCTTTGCTGCGAGGTTTGCAGGAATGGATGGCCCAATGAAAAAACCAAACGGAGAACCTACAAGAAAAGCTTTAGCTTTAAAGAAGTGGGGTTTTGGATCTGTAGAAGCAGCAAGAAATTTCGCAAACAAACATAAAAAATCAAATAAGAAATCAACAGCTTAAGGAGAAAGAAATGGCAAAAGCAAAAGGTCTATACGCAAACATTCATGCTAAACGTGAAAGAATTAAAAAAGGTTCTGGTGAATCTATGAGAAAACCAGGAGCTAAAGGTGCACCTAAAGCATCTAATTTTAAGGCAGCAAAAAAGACAGCTAAAAAAACTTAACATGTATTACAGAGTTATAATTTGGAACGGAGAGTCGTTCAAAAAAGAAATAATGTTTTCTGCAGACAATGAAGTTATTGCAATGCAGAAAGCAAGTGCTGCTACTCCAGATGGATGTAGAGCTAATTATGAATCAATAACCAAGGAGGAATACGATGCCCAAAGTAGGAACAAAGAAGTTTAGCTATACCAAAAAAGGTAAAGCTGCTGCAAAACAAGAAGCCAAAAAATCTGGCAAGAAAGTAATGTCCACTAAGAAATCTGGTGGCTACTAAAAAAGAAAAAGAACATATGAGGTGGGTAGCTGAGCTTGGCTGCTATTGTTGTGAAAGACCAGCTAACCTACATCATATAAGACCCCCTGGAACTGGCATAGGAAGACGTACGAGTCACTTCCATGTAATTCCGTTATGTCATGACCATCATCAAGGTAACTTCTCTATACACATGGCTAAGAAGGCATTTGAAGAAAAGTTTGGTAAAGAAACAGAAATATTAAAAATAGTATTGGAAAGGGTTGAGCAATTAAAATGTCGTTCCTCAATAATCTAAGTTTAAAAGATCGTAAAAGATTAAGAACTATTGTTAAGAAAGTACATTTAAAAAATTACCCAACACACATGATAACAGATTATGAAGCCGATAAGCTTGTAGAAGCTTTTGGTGAAGAAACTATTTATAACCTGTTGAAAGCTAATGTTGGTGTAAATGTCGATTAACTTTAAATATAAACCAGAAGGCGATACACTTAAAACCTTTATGAAGTCTGATGACTTCTTTAGAGGAATGCGTGGGCCTGTTGGTAGTGGTAAATCAGTAGCTTGTTGTATAGAAATTTTTCGTAGAGCATTGCTGCAAGAAAAAAACAAAGAAGGTAAAAGAAAATCTAGATGGGCAGTAATAAGAAATACTAACCCACAATTAAAAACAACTACAATTAAAACTTGGATAGATTGGTTTCCAGAAGATACTTGGGGAGATTTTGCTTGGTCAGTACCTTATACGCATAGAATTAACAAAGGCGAAGTAGAGCTAGAAGTAATGTTCTTAGCTCTAGATAGACCAGAAGATGTAAAGAAATTATTATCTTTAGAACTTACTGGTGTGTGGATCAATGAAGCAAGAGAAATACCTAAAAGTATTATTGATGCTTGTACTATGAGAGTAGGTCGTTACCCTTCAATGAGAGATGGAGGTGCAACTTGGTATGGAGTAATAGCCGATACCAATGCACCAGAAGAAGATCATTGGTGGCCCATAATGGCAGGTGATGTACCAGTACCAGATCACATATCTCGTGATGAAGCTTTAATGTTAATTAAACCTGATAACTGGTCTTTCTATACTCAGCCCCCTGCATTAACTGAGAAGAAAGATCAAGATGGATTTACAACTGCATATGATCCAAATGAAAAAGCAGAAAATAAAAAAAACCTAACTCCAAAATATTATCCTAATATTATTAGAGGTAAAACAAAAGGATGGATAGATGTTTATGTAATGAACAAACTAGGAACTATCGAAGAAGGTAAACCTGTATATCCAAACTTTAGACAAGAGCTGCACGTTGCAATCGAAGAATTACAACTAAGCATTGGTCAACCTATTTATATAGGAATTGACTTTGGCTTAACTCCTGCAGCTGTCTTTGCTCAAAGACTATCTACTGGAAGATGGCATATCTTAAACGAACTTGTATGTTTNGATATGGGGGTTATGAGATTTTCTGAATTATTAAGAAAAGAAATAGCTACACACTACAAAGAATATGAAGTGCATATCTATGGAGATCCTGCTGGTGATTTTAGATCACAGACGGATGAAAGAACACCTTTTCAAATTATGAGAACCTATGGATTAAAAGCTATACCTGCACCATCTAATGATGTTGCTCTTAGAATAGAAGCTGTAGATGCAGCACTACAAAGATTGCTTGATGGTAAAGCAGGATTTTTAATGGATACAAAATGTATTAATTTAAAAAAAGGGTTCAATGGTGGTTATCATTACAGACGACTACAAACTTCTGGAGATCGTTATGATGAAAAACCACTAAAGAATAGATACTCTCACGTTCACGATGCATTACAATATTTAATGATGGGGGCAGGTGAAGGTCGAACTATTCTATCAGGAAAGCAAACACAGAAAACTGTTATTGCTAAAAGAGAATGGGATGTATTTGCAGGACAAAAAAAGAAAACAAGGAAAGTATGGGATCTGTTCAAAAGGAATGGCTAGTCTATTTCTATAATGCACGAACTGTAAGATATGCTAAATGGACTTGGTGGTGGAAACCAAAGCCAGGCTTTAGTCATTGTGGTGCATTACATTATGATACAAATGTTAAACATTGGATACATGTAGAGTTTAATCATGCAGGTATTGAAACAACTATACTTAGCCCAATAGCTGCTGAAGAACTATTTGCTAAACTTTATGATTTTAAAATACTGATTTGTCCTAAAAAAAATGATTGGCATCTAATGAGAATTAAAGAATTGTCTTGCGTATCATTTGTTATGAGGTTGATTGGATTTTATAGATGGTGGATTATTACACCATATCAGCTTTATTGTGCGTTGCTAAAAGCTGGATATAAGCCATTTTGGGAAAAAAGGGAAAATCATGGCAAAAAAAACAGCTAGACAAATTTTAGATAGAATTGCAGAGATCCATTCAGAAGAAGAATCTTTAATGGAAGATCTAGAAGATATTATGTTTCCCAAAGATATAGATGAATTTGAAGAAGAAGATTTCCAAAATGATGAGGAATTAAACTAATGAGTAATGATGGTGGAAAACAAGAAGAAGGAAGTGATGCAGGTTTTACTAACACACAATCTTATGAATCATTTAATAAAGGTGAAAAATACAAAGCTAAATCTGACGATCAAGTAAAACAAGATATTTCAGATAGAAAAGATAGACAAGCTAAAGAAAAAGAATTTATTAATTCTGGAAAAGTAGATAAAATTAACACTCCATTTATGACTCTTAATTTTGTTGGTAATCTTTTACTTGATCCATTAAATAAAGGTTCAGTTAAAACAAGAACTTTTTTTTCTAATAGTGTTCTTTCTAAAAAAGGAGTTACTTACAAAGGCACTAAATATTCTAAAACAGAATTTCAAAATTTATCAGTAGATAAACAAAATGAAATTTATGGTGGTTATTTAGAAGGTAGATTGTCTGGACAAACAGATGCTTACGGAAATGTAAATCCTAATTTTGGTAAAGATAATGATCCACCAAAAAGAATGACAGAACAACAAATAGAAACAGAATCAGAACAAGAAGAAAATAAAACAGATCCAAAAACAGAAGAAGAAAAAGAAGATGAATATAAAAAAGTAAAAGGATTAAAAGGAGCTAGATCAATGTTTGGTAATGCAGGTGGTCGAGGTTACTTTGATCCAGCTAAATAGGAGATAAAATATGGCACATGAAACATGGCACACAAAAGCATGGATGGAAGACAAAATAAAAGAAGGTAAAAAAAAAGATCCTTTGTATCCTTCAACAGATGCACAAATAGATTATA